TGCTGCCATACTCGCCAGAAGACCCTAAGAGTGGCATTGTCAAGTTTGGCGGAGAAAAGCCGGACTTCTATGCCTACCCAAACGGTAGTCGGCTCATATGTGGCGGCTTGGACAATGCGGACAAGGTCCTGTCTGCTGAGTACGACTACATTTACGTCAACCAAGCCGAAGAACTCGACCTGGACGCATGGGAAAAACTGACAGGGCGCGCGACAGGGCGCGCCGCGAACGCGCCTTACCCGCAAGTCATGGGGGATTGTAACCCCAGCTATCCGGCGCATTGGATACTTACGCGCAAGGCGTTGCAGCGCTTTCAGCAGTTCCACGAACATAACCCCACGCTCTTTGACCAGGAGACCGGGGAGATCACCGAGCGCGGTAAGCTGACAATGTCTGTGCTCGACGCGCTTACCGGGGTGCGCTTCCTTCGTGGACGCAAGGGGATATGGGCGGCGGCTGAAGGCGTCATTTTCGACAACTGGTCTGCAAAGAACGTTACGGACGACGCCGAGTACAACCCGGACCTCGACCTGTACTGGGCGGTGGACGACGGCTACGTCTACGGCGAGGGCATTGGCACAGCGTCCTACCACCCGCGCGTGATCCTGTTCATGCAGCCCACGCCTATTGGCGGCGTGAACGTGGTGGACGAATACTACGCAACGGGCGAACTGAGCGAGAACAGCATCGCGCACGCGCTCGACAAACCGTACAAAAAACCAGACCGCGCCTACATCGACAGCAGCGCCGCTGAACTCAAGGCGAGGCTGTGGGGCGCGGACATCTTCACGATTGGCGCGACACATCCAGTGCATGAAGGTATCAAGAACCTGCGCGCCCTGATTTGCGACGCCGACGATCAACGCTTGTTTCGCATCCATCCGCGCTGCGTCCATCTGAACCGCGAACTGTCCAGCTACCGCTACGACGACGCTTCCCGACTGGCAACCATCGGGGAGCCGAAACCGCTCAAGCTGGACGATCACGGTCCCGACGCCGCGCGCTATGGCACATTTCACATGAGGCATGGATGACTGAAGAACTCGTCAAACGCTCCCAGCGCGATACCGTGCAGGCATTGCCGGACGTTCAGCAGAACGGCGCGGGCATTGCGGGCGGGTTCTGGTCGGAGCCGTATGTACGCGGTGACTACCTGCCGTCGTGGGGCACACGCCTGCGCGAAAAGGCGCTGCGGCAGTACGACCGCGACACGAACAACACGCTCTGGCAGGGCGCGCGCTCGATGCTGGAAAAGAAGTTTGCCGGGACGCCGTCCGAACTCAAGGGCGGGCGCAACACAACCCGCCACTTTGACGACGTGCTGCGCTTTGCCCAGTTCGGCAAGGGGCAGCGCCACCTCAAGAAGCTGGTGGCGCGCGACTACCTGCGCTTCGACGGCGGGGCATATGTCGAAGTGATCGCCCCTGGCAACCCGAAGCGCCCGCCGACCGGACGGGTGACGGGACTGGCGCATCTCGACAGCCTGTACTGCTTCCCAACCGGAGACCCTGAGTTTCCGGTGATTTACTACAACCGGGACGGCGCGAAGCACATCCTGCACCATACGCGGGTGATGCACTTCGTCGACAGCCCGGACGGGGACCAGAACAACCCCGGCTACGGGCAGTGCGCGCTTTCCCGCGCGATTGCGATTGTCGTCCGGCAGATCAACATGGGGCGCTATATTGTCGCCAAGTTGGATGACAAGCCGCCGCCGGGGATGCTGCTGGTTAGCGGCATGACGCGCGCGGCATGGGACGCGGTCTGGATGACGTATGGACAGGATCAGTCCAATGACCGCCGCCCGGAATGGGGCAAGGTCATGCCCTTCTTTGGCGTGGATGCGTCGATTGCGCCGAAGATTGAGAGCGTGCCGTTCGCCACTACGCCGGACAAGTTCGACTTCAAGGTCTATGTCGAACTCGACGTTCATGAATTGGCGCTGGCGTTGGGTGTGGACATCCAGGACTTGTGGGAGCTGACGGGCGGCAACCTCGGCAGTGGGCAGCAGTCGGAAGTTCAGCACGCCAAGTCGCGCGGCAATACACTCGGCGACATGCTCAGCATGTGGGAGCAGGCGCTCAACAACTACGTGCTGCCGCCGTCGCTGGAATACGAGCACAAGGTGCGCGACCCGTATGAAGCCAACGAGCGTGCGCAGAACGCGCAGACCTGGGCGGGTTTCCTAACCGCTGCCGGAGACGCACTGACCGCAGAGGAAAAGCGGCAAATCCTCGCCAACCAGGTCGAGGCAGTTGCCGATGCGATTGTCGACGAGAACGGCGAACTGATCCGCCTGCCGGACGCAGATCGGCAGGACGCCGGACAGCAGTTGGAAGTTACTGCGGGGGATGAAGCCCCGCCTGCCGAAACCCTCACTGCCGAACCCGTGCAGCTGCAACTCGTCAAGGACTTTGACGCGACGCGCGCGGCGTTCACAAGCAATCTTGCAGACCTGTTACAAGGCGCAATGTCGGATGAGGTCAGCCGTCGTCGCGCTGGCGTGGTCATGCGTGCCCTGCTCAACACATCGGGTAAGGCGGCGCGGAATGATGGGTTAGTCGAAGGCGGTGTAACAACCGGGCTTTCCGAGGACGACCTGAACGCGCATATGGTCTGGCTGGCAGAACAATCGCAGTACGTGACGAACTTCCTGTCAGATGCCTACAAGAACGGGCTGAGTGAAGCGCAAATCAGCCAGCATGTGGAGCTTTGGGCGAATAAGTCGCTGCAAGGCGCGTTCTACGAAGGGGCGCTCAGTGCCGACCGTGACGGGCTGTACGAGTTCTACGGTGACGACGGCAAGGAAAGCTGCGCGACGTGCAAGGGTTTGAAAGGCACGGTCATGCGCATGTCGGAGTGGACGGAGAAGCAACTGCGCCCCGGCTTGGATACCGAGAACTATGACTGTGGTGGGTGGCAATGCCAACATGGGATAAGAAGGGTTCAGAGGAGCGGTTGAGGACACGGCAAGCCGCTGCGCTCTACCTTGTGATGACATGTGTAGCAGAGAGTGATTAGGTTGCGGAGATCATTCGCTTCCCAGTAATTGCCATTGAACTCCTTGTATGGTCGGATGTGGTGGACGTGAAGCACATGGCGCTCCCCTTTTTTAGGTTTTCTTCCACAAAGGCAGCACTTCCGTCCATCGCGTTCCAATGCGGCACGACGTTGAATATACCAGTTGAAACCGCGAGTTGGATAGGCACAACCGCCTCGGTAGTTTTGCCCGGACGCTCGGTAACAGGACTGACTGCAATACTTCCTTCGCGTGTTTGAGGCGTGAACTGTGAACTCGCTACCACAGACAGCGCAATAGACAACTCGGTTAGCCTTCCTTGTGGCACGGTAGCAATCTGATGAGCAATAGACCGCATCTGGTCGTTCAAGGTGTTGGAACTGCTTACCGCAATTAGGGCATGTTTTCGGCGCGGCGCGGTGTGAAATGCCGTGACATTTTCGAGAACAGTAGATGGTTTGGGATTGCGAAGGGTACAACGAAAACTCTTTCCCGCAAACGGGGCAAGTCTTAGCAATCATCGCATTCATCCTTGCGATTGATCATCGTGTTGAGTAGCAGCCAGGCGGCGATGATGTCCGCTTTTCGCCCCGTCGGGCTAGGCTGCATAGTTGAGTAATTATATCAAATCTAGGGGAGAACTGCTAATGATAAACGATGACAGCACACCTTTTCGCGGGTGGCTTGAACAATTCGGTTTCGATGAACGACAACGGAAAGAAATCGAGTTTGCTGACACATACACCCACGGCTATCGGCACGGCACGGATGGGCATAACCGCCTGCTGCTTGTTTCAAAGCTGGCGGAGACTATCGACCAATTAACCGCAGAACTCAACCGTGTCAACGCTCCAAAGACTGATTGACAAAGACCACCGGACGCGCAAGCGGGAAATGGTAGGAGGCGACATGCCTGAAATTAAGCAGAACGGCGAACAGTGGTGTTTGGACGGCTATGGCGACGCCGACGCCTGCTATGACAGCGAAGACGAGGCTCAGGCGGCAGTTGCTGCATTGGACGCTGACAAAGCCGAAGACTACCCGCCGCTTGACGACGCCGAAACGCCCGACCCGGAAGCGGACGAGGACACGGCGGAAGTGGCGACGGTGAACGTGCCGAGCGGCGTGCGCAGGCTGATGGTCAACATTGGCGCGGCGGTCGAGAAGGCGCTGGGGCGCAAGTCCAGCGACGACTTCACGGGCTTCAAAGTACAGGGAAATCATTTCCTGTGTGTCTGGTCGAACAATTTCAAAGACCGCGACGGCGAACTGTTCACCGCCAAGGCGATTGACGACTATGTCAGCCGCGCCGACATGGGCGTCGTGCCACTGCCGGAACTCTGGGTCTGGCACATCGGCAAGTCGGTGCGCATCGGCGAAGCGGACTGGGTTGGGCGGCAGGGGCATTTCCTGTTCGCCGCTGGCACGTTTGACGCGGACGACAAGGCGCAGGCGGCGAAAGCCTACTACGCCAAGCACGCGGCGAAAACCACCATTTCACACGGGTTCACCTTTCCGCCGGAGCAATTCGACGGCAAGCAGTACCACCAGTTCAACACGTTTGAAATCAGCCTCCTGCCCACAGGCGTAGAGGCGAACTTGTACACCTCATTAGCAGGAGTGAAGGCAATGGAACTGAGCGATACCAAGAAGCAGTACATGGCGGAGGTGTTCGGCAAGGAACGCGCCGAGCAAATCCTCGCCGACTGGGAGAAGCGCGGGAAGGCACTCGAAGAACTCGGCGTCGCCTTCAAAGACTTCGTGGGCACGGACGAGAACGCCGACGCGCTGACTGCCGCACGCAAGGACGCGCAGGGCAAGGCGGAGAAGGCGTTCGCCGAACTGCTGTCCGACGCGCTCGAAGGCGGCGCGGAAGCGATTGTCGCCGCGACGGAGGCGGTCAAGTCTGCCAAGACCACCGGCGAGAAGGTCGCCACGCTGGAAGCAGAAGTCACCGCGCTCAAGACGCTGGTCAAGGAAATCCGCGACGGCGCGCCGCGTGCCAGCAAGGACAAGCGCACGGAAGTCAGGGACGGCGACCCGCTGCTTGAGCAGTCGCAGTTAGGCACCGACGAAGCGCTCAAGGAAATGCTGCCCGGTCTTTTCAAAGGTTAGTACGCGCCCTGGTTCGGGCACAGCGACTTAATCGCACAGGAGTAATGAACGATGGCAATTGAACTGCACAAGCTGACGCCCGAACAAATCGCGGCGTTCAAGGCAGCCGGCACCCTTGACCAGATCGTCGAAGGTGCGAAGAACGACGTGACCAGCGGGCTTCCGTTCGCCAAGCCGGTCTACGCGCCGAACTCCGGGGACCCGACGGCGGGCGGCATTTTCACCGCGCCCGGCGTGCGCCCAGAAATGTTCAGCACGCTCGGTCAGCCGCTCGACATCACGGCGGTGCTCAACCCGCGCCCCAGCGAGTACGCGCAGGAGCGGATCGGCATTCTGACCGGACAGACCGACAGCACCGGCGACAACCCGGCGGATAGCTGCGGGGAACCGCCGCGCGTCGGACAGTTGAAGACCTGCCAGCAGAACTACATCTTCGGCGAGTTCGTCTTCGGCTCGGAGAAGATCAAGATCAGCGACGCGGGCATGATCGCCAACCGCGCCGTCACTCAGCGGCAAATTCTCAACGAGGCGGCGACCAACCCGTTCTTCCCGGCGGCGCTTCAGGGTCCGAATGTGGACTTCGGCAGCATCGAGGCGCAGCAGTTGTACCAGTTGGGCAACGCCCTGCGCCGCCAGTTCGCCCAAGCCATGATCACTGGCGACCCGACCACCGCCTACACGAGCACCCTGCGCGGCTTCATCCGTGAGCCGCTCGGTCTCGACGGCATGATCAAGACGGGCTACGTCGATGCGATCACCGGCGACGCCTGCCAAGCCGCTGACAGTACGGTGGTGCCGTTCGGCGCAAACGTCATGAGCGGCTCGTACCAAGGACTGAACATCAGCCAGTGGATCACCGACGTGGTCTACAGCAAGATCGTGCTGGCGCGCCAGTTGGGGATTTCGGTCGACTGGGGCTTCATCGCGCCGGTCACGCTGTTCCGCGAACTGAGCTATGCCTTCGCCAACCAGTACTATGATACGCGCAGCACCGGCACAGTCGGCAACCCGCTCCAGACCCAGCAGGAAGGCATTCGCCGCCTGCAACTGGAAATGCTGGCGGGGTCATACCTACTGGTCGACAACATGCGCATCCCGGTCTACTTCAGCGATGGCATTCCGCTGGAAGTCGGCGGCGGCAACCAGCAGAAAGCCGACCTGTTCCTCGTGCCGCTGACCGTCAACGGGCGCGACGGTATTCAGGTCGAATACTTCAACATGGGCAACCCGGCGGCAACCCGCCTCGCCTCGCGCTTCAATGGCGAGATCGAAATCCTCAACGGCGGGATGTACATCCTCTACGCCGAACGCAGCAAGGGCTGCATGGAGCTGATCATCGAGGGCAAGCTGCGCATGTGGCTCGAAGCGCCGTTCCTCGCCGCCAAGTTCCAGGACCTGCTCTACGTGTCCAACATCGGCTACCGTCACCCGGTGCCGGGCTTCACGGGGCACGTCAACGGCGGCGTGACCGGGCAGTACCCGATCAACCCGTAATCACCTTTCAAGCGTGGCAGCTCACCCGGACGCGACGGCGCACGGGGACAAAGCGGACTGCTCTCGCCGCCGCTGCCACGCAAACGAGGGCGCATGTGTGTCGAACGACACCGGGAGCATGTGCAGCATGAACCTCGTTCTTGCCGTCACCAAAAAACGGCGCAACCTGATCCGTATCCAGCGCGCCTACCGCACGGAGCATAACCGTGCGGTGCGTGCGCGGGACCAGCTGCTGATGGAAGAAGTTCACCAGCGCAAAGAACGACTGGTGCGGCTGGTGGAGCGCGCCTTTCGCTGGGATTGTGGCGCATCATGAACGCCGTCACGATCATCATCCCGATTGCTCTGCACCACGTCCCCCTCGCCGCGCGCGCGATTGCCAGTGCCCAGCGGCAGACGGTCCCGTGTGACATTCTCCCGCTGCTGGATGAGGACGGGCGCGGTCCCGGTTACATCCGCAACCTCGGCATACAGCAGGCGCAGACCGAGTACGTCACCTTTCTCGACGCCGACGACGAACTGCTACCGACGTTCGTAGAACGCTGCCTGACAGTGGCGCGGCAGACCAGTCGCTATGTCTACACCGACTGGCTCGACGCCGACAACGTGCGCCGCAAAGCGCCGGACTGCGCCTGGGTCAACGAAACTTTCCACCTCGTCACGACGCTCCTGCCGACAGCATGGGCAAAGGCGGTACAAGGGTTCGATGAAACCCTGAGCGCCAACGAGGACGCGGATTTCTACCTCAAACTGAACACGTCGCGCTTCTGTGGCATTCACCTGCCGGAGGCGCTGTTGATTTACCACCGCGACGGCAGACGCAGCAAAGACGCCGTTGGCGAAAAAGAAGCTCACCTCGCCTTGATGAAAAGGCGCTATCAAGGAAAAACAGTCATGGGATGCTGCGGGACGCCGCCACCTTCTGCCGCGCTGGACGAGAGCTACGGCACAATTGCCGCTCGCCCGAAGTGGGGCTACGGCAAACGTAACGCGATTGGCACGGTCAGCGGCAAGCACTACGGACGGGTGGACAGCACCTACACCGTCCAGATTGACCCGCGCGACGCTGCCGCCCGTCCGGACTTGTGGGAGGTGGTTGCAGAAGCCGCGCCGAACGAAGTCGCCGCAGGGCGCGCTGAGGCAGACGAGCCGCCCGCTGAGCAGTCGTTTCAGGCGCTGGCAGCACGCGCGCGGCGCGCCTTTGCGCGGATCACGCCGCCCGCGCCGCTGCGTCCGCCGCCACCCGTTGCCCCCGTCGCAGTGGAGCCGGGGATTGAGCGCGTCGTGCGCTTCGGACAGCGGGTGTACAGCAGGACGACCGACCCGGTCTTCGTGTTCCCGGACGCGGCTTATCCGAGTTACACCGATGTGCGCCGACTGGTGGAGTTGAGCGGGTTTGAGGCGTACAGGCAGAGCGACACGCCGTTTATCGACGGCGGAACGTATATCCACCTCAGCCCCGAACAACCCTACCGCACAGACCCGGCACTGCGCCTGCCTACCCGCGCGATCTGGTGGTCACTGGAATACGGCGGCGAGTACGAGCCGGACCTCTCCAACTGGCGCGGCGACGTCTGGGCGTCCGATCCGGCGTGGGCAAAGGCGCATGGCGCAAAGTTCGTGCTGCTCGGCAGCCACCCGGACTTGAAGCCGCCGGAACTCAGCGACCCGTCGCGTGGCGAGTTCGACTACCTCATGCTGGCGTACCAGACGCAGCGGCGACAGGTCATTCAGCAGCAATTGGCTGACCTGCGAACGCCCTCGAACCCGTATCCGGGCTATGGCATGGAGCGGCATCATCAGTTGTGCGCAAGCCGCCTGATGCTCCACGTCCATCAGGGTGAGTGGCAGGCGATTGCCCCGCAGCGGATTGCACTGGCGGCGGCGTACAAGCTGCCCGTCGTGCATGAGGACGTGCCAAATGTCGGTGAGTATGGCAAGCATGTTGCATTCGCGTCATACAACGAACTGCAAGGCTTTGTTCGTGGGGAGACCAAAGAAACAGGCGTGGCAGCACGTGAGCGTTGGGGAGCCGACCTGCACCACTTCCTTTGCGTCGAAAACACCTTCCGTGCCTGTGTAGAACGCGCCCTGTCGTGAAACTCGACATGGGCGGCGGGGTCTTCCCGCGCGAAGGCTATCTGAACGTCGATCCGTACAACGGCGCGGCGGACTTCACAGCGCCGATGTGGGCAGTGCCGCTGCCGGATGGCTCCGTCGAGTCGATCTGGTCATCCCACAGCCTCGAACACGTCACCAAGTTTCAGGTCGTGCCGACGCTGAAAGAGTGGGAACGCCTGCTTGTGTCCGGCGGCACGATTGAGATCGAAGTCCCTGACCTCGAATGGGTCTGCAAGAACTGGCTCTGGCGCAAGTCGAACGACTGGCACATGGATACCATCTTCGGGCAGGCGACGAACGAAGGTGAAATCCACCGCACGGGCTTTACCCGCGAAATCATGCAGTCGTACATCGACCAGACCGGGCTGAAGCTGGTGCATTTCGACGTCGTCAGTTCGCACGGACAGCCAAGCCTTCACTTCGTACTGGAGAAGCCATGACCACGCTCGAACAGCGACTGGAAGGCGTGGAAGGCTACCTGCACGACGACGAACCCGCATTTCTGGCGTCGCTGGCGGCACAGGTCGCGCCGGGGCTGGCGATTGTCGAGATTGGCGCATTTCGCGGGCGCTCTACGATTGCGCTGGCGCACGGCGCACCGGACGGCGTGATCGTCTACAGCATCGACCCGCACGAAGAACACACTGTCGAAGGCTTGCCGTTCGGCATGGCGGACAACGCCGCGTTCATGGCGAATGTCAGTCGTGCGGGCGTCGGGCACAAGATACGGGTGCTGAACCTGCCTTCTGGTGTGATAGTGCTGGCATTTCAGCAAGCACAAATCCCGATAGGGTTGGTGTTTGTGGACGGCGCGCACGACTTCGAGAGCGTCGAAAGCGATGTCCATTTCTGGGGCACGCGCCTGCTAGTGAACGGTGGCATTCTCGCCCTGCACGACAGCAGCGGCACATGGGCAGACCCGACGCGAGTGGCGGACGAACTGGCAGCCAGTGACGAGTGGACGGAACTCCCCGGCTGCGCATATACGAGAGCCTTTCGTAAGGAGAGCAAATGAACCTCAAGGACGCACTAACACTCGCAGCGGAACTGCTGCAACTGGACGCCAAAGAACTGGTTGCCTATGCCGATGCAGACGAATTCGGCGGACGTGGCAAAGGCTTCAACGCTTGGGGCATTGACGCCGACGAGGGCAGGTTCCTCTACGCGCTGGTGCGTGCGCTCAAGCCGTCAACTGTGCTGGAAGTCGGCACGAACGAAGGCGCAAGCGCCACGCACCTGCTGGCAGCCCTCGACGCCAACGGTGCGGGCGAACTGATTAGCCTCGACACCAACCCGGCGGCAGGCGGCAGTGTGCCGGACGGACTGCGTGAACGCTGGGTGATGCGCTACGAGGACGCGAAAACCGCCGATCTTCCGGCGGTGGACTTCGTGTTCGAGGACGGCGACCACTCGCTGGACGGCGCGACGGCAGTTCTGACGAAACTCAAGGCGCTTAACCCGCGCGTGCTGGTCAGCCACGACTACGCCATGACGACAGCGTTCGGCGATTTCCACGTCAAAGAAGCGTTTGACACCCTGTTTCCCGACGGCGTGGCAATCACGCTGGACGGGTGCGAACGCGGACTGGCGCTCTGGGTCAACCCGGACTGGTCGGCAGAAGTTGCCGCGCCGGAGCCGCCCAAGCCTGCCCCCGCCAGGAAACCGACGCCCGCACGCAAGCCGGCAGCCAAGCGCACACGAACGGCGCGCAAATGACCGTCTTCGACTGCTGCATGGTCTACCGAGAACTCGACATGCTCGACCTGCGCCTGCATGTGCTTGCCGACGTGGTCGACTACCACCTGATTGTTGAAGCCGGACAGACGCACAGTGGGCAGCCGAAGCCGCGCCATTTCTGGGACGCCTTCGAGGGCGGGCGCTTCAACGCCTTCAAAGAGAAGATCATCTACGCTTACGTGCAGGAGCTTCCCGGCGCGAACAGTTGGGCGCGGGAACGCTTCAACCGCGCGCATATCGCCAGCATCCTGCGCTTCAACGCCATGCCGGACGACTGGGTGATTGTCGCCGATTGCGACGAAATCCCGACGCCGGACGCGGTGCGACAGGTGACGGAGCAGCACGACTACGCCGCCGCCATGCTGGAACTGGACTTGTTCTACTACTCGTTTCACTATCGCCTGGACATGGGCTGGGGCATAGGCATGTGCCGCTGGAACGTGCAGCAGGACGCCAACAAAATCCGCACCGGCGATTTCGGCGCAGGCGTCCCGGTACTGAACGTGCCGAATGCGGGGCAGCACCTGAGCTACTTCATGACGCCGGAAGGCGTGGTAGATAAAATTCAAGCGTTCCTGCATCACGATTGGGCGGAGCAAGACACTCGTATGCATGACAGCGCCTACATTGCAGAGAAGATGCGCGCTGGTAACGACATCTGGGGGCGGGACGTGAAGATTGAACACGTCCCGCTTTCGTTGAACCTGCCGAAGCCGATTATCGAAAATCGCTCCAAATACGAGGCGCTAGGGTGGATTGATGCGCAAACTATAACAAGCGACCACCCTCAGACCACTCATGAGGCAATCGGTTGAACTTGCTTGTGTTACAAGTTGGACAAGCAAGGACAATGTTGTCTGGGGAATTTGTCCCGCCGCGACTTAAAGGCACAACATGATCCACATGATACCCCGACTTAAGAGAAGCGTGCCCGCAACGGGAGTAATAGCAGCGCCCCTTTTGGCGCTGCAACTGTCGCTCAACGTCCTGGACAGTGTAATTGCCTTTAGCGCCGCGCTTCATGGCTTGATAATTCCGACTGATAACCCGACTGGCTTGACGTCCTTTGTCAGATGTTCGATAGCGGGCTTGGGACGCAATCCCTTTAGGCGAGTTCTTATATCGGCGGTAACGGTTCTTGGCTGCCTCCGAGTGAGCGGATCGCTTCTTGGCTGCTTG